ACCAAAGGACGATGGCTAGGAAGTGATAGAACAAAACACCTCAAAGTTAGAGAAGCACACCCAGAGCTTGATATTAGATTCTGTTTCCAAAATGCACATAACAAACTTACCGCTCGATCTAAAACAAGTTACGCTGACTGGTGTGATAAGAAAGGATTTAAGTGGTGTCATAAAACAATACCAACAGAATGGATGACTTAGAATGGGCAGTAACTCACCAGCCTTGCCCAGATTGCGGCAGTAGTGACGCACTGAGTATAAACACCAACGGAGCTACCAAGTGTTTCTCCTGCAACAAATTTACACCAAACAACAAAGAAACAAAAACAATGCCTGAAACCACCACTGATTTTATAACTGGAAGAATTTTAGATATACCTTCAAGAAAAATAAACAAAGAGACCTGCAAACACTTTGGCTATCAAATAGGAAATCGAAAAGGAAAAGATTGCCATATTGCTACCTATCGTAATTTAGATGGAGCAGTTGTAGCTCAAAAGTATAGGTATCAAGATAAGAGCTTCAGTTGCGAGGGTAGTCCTACTTATTTTTATGGTCAGCACTTGTGTCCTAATGGCGGCAAACGCTTGGTTATCACCGAGGGAGAGATAGATTGCCTTACCGTTAGTCAGGTATTTGAAAATAAATGGGAGGTCGTAAGCCTTCCCTCTGGAGTCAACTCCGCAAAAGCGGCATTTAAAAAGCACTACGAGTGGCTTAACAGATTTGAAGAAGTCGTCCTGATGTTCGACAACGACGAGCAGGGAAACAAAGCAGTGGAGGAAGTCTGTAATATTCTCCCAGCGGGTAAGACAAAGATTGCTAAGTTGTCTTTGAAAGACCCTAACGAAATGCTCCTCAACGGTAAAGGTAAAGACATTGTTTGGGCTACCTACCGAGCGGCAGTGTGGAGTCCAGATGACATCGTATCTGGTGTTGATATGCTGGATCGCCTTAAAGAAAGAAAAGCAAACGATAGTATTCCATATCCATTTTTTGGATTACAAAAGCTGACCAGAGGAATGAGACAAGGTGAGATCGTTTGTTTTTGTAGCGGTAGTGGCATAGGAAAATCTCAAGTGTGCCGAGTGATAGTTCACAACATACTTACTACAACTGAAAAGAAGGTCGGATACATTGCGTTAGAAGAAAGTTTAGAAAGAACAGCGCAAGGCATACTTGGTATTCACACTAACAAGCTATTGCATCTTGAAGACAACCCCTTCGATGAGGAACTGGAACAAGCATTTAAAGAGACGGTCGGCAGTGGTAGGTTTTATCTTTATGACCATTGGGGTTCAACTAACTCAGACAACCTGATTAACAGGATTAGATACATGGCAAAAGTCATGGAGGTTGAGTACGTTGTTCTTGACCACTTATCTATTGTGGTGTCTGGTATAGGAGATGGAGATGAGCGTCGGCTGATAGATAACACTATGACAAAACTTAGGAGTTTAGTTGAAGAGACAAAAATTGGAATGATTCTAGTTAGTCACCTAAAGAGACCAGAGGGAAGGGGACACGAGGATGGAGCGACCACATCACTTAGTCAGCTTAGAGGAAGTGCCGCCATAGCTCAGTTGTCAGATATGGTCATAGGTTTGGAGCGAAACCAACAAGACGAAGAGAACAAAAACGATACGGTTGTACGTGTGCTTAAAAATAGATTTAGCGGCGAGACAGGGATAGCTACGTGTCTTCGATATGATTCAATAACAGGTGCGTTGAACGAAGTAGCACCAGAAACAACCAACCCTTTTTAGTATGAAATTATTTTTTGATATTGAAACAAATGGCATATCAGACTGGACGCGCCTATCTGATCTTGAAACCATTCACTGCATCTGTGCTATTGATGAAGTTGGATTAGAGTATAGGTTCAGCACCGAGATGGGCAACATAGATAAAGGCATTGCCTTGCTTCAAAAAGCTGATGAAATCATAGGACATAACTCAATAGGTTTTGATTATCCTGCTGTGCGTGCCTTTGGTCTACAGCCAAAAGACAAAGTTCTTGATACGGTGGTTATGGCTAGATGTATATTTCCAGACTTAAAAGCTAATGACTTCCGAGCGGGAAGGGATATTTCTATTGTAGGATCTCACTCGTTGAAAGCGTGGGGAAGTCGTATTGGGGAAGCAAAGGACGATCACGGAGAGACAGAAGATTGGAGTCAGTGGTCACAAGAAATGGAGGACTATTGTATGCAGGATGTGGTAGTCACTAAGAAGTTATATGATTTCTTAATGAAGCAAAACCCTAGTCAAAAGATGTTGGATATTGAGCATCAGTTTGCTAGGCTAATGCGTAGGCAAGAGTACAATGGTTTTCCTTTCGATGGTAAAGCCGCGTCTGTTTTGTGTGCAACACTTTTAGTAAAAAGAGTATTGTTAAAGGAACAGCTTGCAGAAATTTTTGAGCCTACCGTGATACCAATGAAGACTACTCACTGGGTAACAGACGATGGTAAGGTTTGGGATTCTAAGAAGCAGGCAGTGGAGAATGGATACAAAGCAAAAGAAGTTAAGAAGGGTGAAAACAAAGTAAAAACAATTCCATTCAATGCAGGCAGTCGAGATCAAATAGCCGATAGGTTAATGAAGCGTGGATGGAAGCCGCAGGCGTATGATGGTAAGAGACCGCAGATTAACGAGGCGGTATTGAAAGGTATAGGAACTCCAGAAGCGGATAAGTTACTAGAATATTTGCTGGTATCTAAACGCCTTGGGCAACTATCCGAGGGTAAGCAAGCGTGGGAATCTTTACAGAAGAATGGGAGGATTCATGGCGGCATAAATACAAACGGCGCAGTTAGTGGCAGGTGTACGCACCAACGTCCGAACATGGCACAAGTGCCTGCGGTGCGTGCGCCTTATGGCAGTGAGTGTCGTAGCTTATTTACTGCACCAGAAGGCAAAGTTCTTGTTGGCTGTGATGCTTCTGGCTTAGAGCTACGTTGCCTTGCTCACTACCTTCACTCATTCGATGGAGGCGCATACGAAAAAGAAATACTTGAGGGCGACATTCACACAGCTAATCAACTTGCGGCAGGGTTAGAGAATCGATCACAGGCAAAAACATTTATATACGCTTTTCTCTATGGCGCAGGTGATGCCAAGATTGGTGAGATCGTAGGAGGATCAAACAGGGAAGGAAGGAAACTCAAAGCATCTTTTATGTCTAAGACCCCTGCTATTAAAAGGCTGACTGATGCAGTAGCAAAAGCGGTGGATACAAAAGGAACTCTCACTGGTATTGATGGGCGTATTCTTCCCTGTCGTTCCGCACACAGTGCGCTCAACTTGTTGTTACAGTCGGCAGGGGCGGTTATAATGAAGCAGTCGCTTATTGAATTTAACAAGATTGCTAGTAAATTATTTGAGCTACACGCAAACGTACACGACGAGGTTCAATTTAGTTGTGCGCCGTTAGATGCTGATGAACTAGGGCAACAGTATGTGGACTCGATAAGAAAAGCAGGAGAGACTTTAGGATTTAAGTGCCGCCTAGACGGTGAATACAAAGTTGGAAACAACTGGAAAGAAACACACTAATGTAAATGACATATAAAAACAAGTTTGACTCTACTGGTCGGTGCAGTGAACAAGGATTCAAAGCCGAAGATGTGTTTAAAACTAATGTAGATTCGTTCTTTGAATCTGAGATAGTAAAGGCTAACTTTCAAGAAGAATTAAAGCACATAGATTTTCACTGCGACATTAGTTTTAAGGTTGATGTCAAAGCGGTCAAAGATAGTAAAACTATATGGATTGAATTTAAAAACGTACAAGGAAATAAGGGGTGGCTTTATGGGGACTGTACTCACATTGCCTTTGAAAGACCAAAGGGTTTTATTTTAGTAAAGCGCACCGATCTGGTTACTCTGTGTGATAATCTAGTAGACAAAAGCATTATGGTAGACAGTGCAAAAGACAGCCTCTATAAAATGTACTCAAGAACTAAGTGGGGTAGGCACGATCTTCTAACAACTATTTTGCCTAAAGACCTTTTAACAATACCTTACATATCAATAAAGAAACATAAATGAATACAGCAATATTAGATGGAGATATGATTGTCTATCGTGCCGCCTTTGGATCAGAGGTAGAGGTTAGATGGGATGATGACATCTTTACGTTACACATGAGCCTTATCGAAGCTCATCAAAAAGTAGATGAGTTAGTAGAGACTGCACTAAAGAAGACTGATACGCATAGCTACAAGATGGCGTTCAGTGACAGCCACACTTTTAGACACGAGT